ATCGCACGTAGGCGAAACGATGTCGCACTCTACAAGGTCTATGCCTTCGCGTAAAGCCTGTTGTATCATTGACAAGTTTTCCGTTTCGGCTCTCGTTGTTCGTGCCAACATAGCCGCATATTTATCCACGGAAACGCTTGTACCGTTTGCATATCGAACCACCGTCACGTTGTCGTCGCGCAGGTCTTGATTGATTATGTCCTGCAAGTCCATAACCGTCGTGACCTTGCCTTGCCGTTCACGGTCACGGATTTGCTCGTCTATGCGTAGGCGATACTGCTCTACACTCCCCGTCAGCATATCAACCATACGCACGTATGTTGTGAGTTTGATTTCTTCCCCACCATAACGTGCTCCAAACGATTGCAACAGGGTAGAAACGGGAGTGTCAATGTTCGGGATATATTTATCGACAACGGACTTTGCCGCCGTTTTAAGGGCGTTTGAGCCTGTTTCCATCGTCCGTAAAAATCTTTGCTCGTAGCTATAAAGGTCTTCGTCTTTTTGGGCGTTCGCCGCTTTGAACAAAATCTCTTGATACTGCCCCAAAACCCTATGGAGCATTTCTTCGATTTGCTCGTCTTGGGGGTTATTCTTCTTTGCCATCTACGCCACCGCCTTTGTTGGTGTCGTCGTCCTCGTCTTCTTCGTCTGTCGGTTCGTCTCCGTCCTGTTTTGCAAGGTTGGGAACGTTGCCGCTTCCAAAGCTACCGAAACCGCCAAACCCGCCGCTCACCGCGTTATATGTGGAAAAGTCAGATTGCTCTTGCATAACTTCTTCCATAATATCGTCGATTTCTTCTTCGGTTTTGTTGTACCGCGTACGCAATTCTTCTCTACGGCTCGTCAAGTGGTTGCGTATCTTCATTTCGGAAATGGTGATGTCTGCCTGTTCGCTGTTCGGTAAGCCGTCATACCACGTCACGCTGATCTCGTCTTCGGGGATCGCCGTGCCATACGATTTTGACAAAAGGCTGAACAGCTTTTTGACCTTATCCGTATTCCGCGTAGTCAATCGCTCGGCTTTCTTTAATTCCGACGTGTACATTGATTTCATCGTTTCAATCGCGATACCGTTGGGAACGACGCCTGCGGACATAACACCGCCGAATTCGGACAGAATTTGCAGTTGCTTATCGAGATATTCCAGCTTGCGGAAATACACCTCCAAGCGCGATATATCTGGCTGGATAAAGCCGGGAACAACGCCATCGCGCGGTATGCCGTACCATTTACCGATTTCAAAGAAGTTTTCTCCGACGTGTTCGTCAAATGCAAGCATATCGAAATCGCCGTAGCCCGTAGGTACGGTGTATTTATCAAAAATCAGCTGTACTTCGGTCAGCACTCGCTGTTGAGCCGCAACTATGCTTTCCACATCCGCGTAATCGCAAGCGGAATACACGCCGTCCGATTTCTTGATGTTGTTGATTTCGATAATGGCGAAATCGTCAAGGTTTGTCGGGGTAGGCACAGGGTTTTTCGTAATCTCCTGCTCAATCGTCACGGGAGACCAACGGAATATCTCGTCCGTCAACCTATCGAGAATAAGCGTGTAGATATTCGCTTTCTCGGTATTATACATAGCCTGTTGTACGTAGCGCAAACCGTTTATCTTTCCAGCAGGGAAGCCAGAGAACGGTTTGCAGTAGAATTGCCGCGTTGTGAACTGCCCCTTTTCGTGTATCTGCGCCGTGAGTACGACTTTCTTTACTTTCTCGTCATACGCAAGGTTGGTGATAACGTACTGCGTGACCTTGTAAGGATCTTCGGGAGAAACAATCTTAAAGAAATTCTGCGGCTGTACGAGTGTGAACGTATCGTGTTCCCCGTCACGGTAAATACGCCAAGGGCAAGAGCCGTACATCGGTACTTTTATCCACGTATCGCCGTGTTTCTCGTCAAATTGCGTATTCTTTCGGATTTCGTCGATAACCTTCTGCTTGGGGCTTTTCTCTCCCTTGTTTTTTCGATTATCGCCGCTTACCGTGATGTCGGGATATTCGCCGCATACAAAATCCATCGTCTTTTTGGACATAAACTTGAAGAAGTTTAACTCAACGGCTAAATAGCTATCCGTCCAGCCCAACTTCAAAGCGAGCTTGTTGAGGTTGCTCAACGTCTCCCGAAAGTGTTTAGTTTCGGCAGCGTGGCTGTTTCCTTCGAATAAAAGCTCGTTCTCCGTACACTCGGCTATGCGCTTTGCTTCCTCAATCGGGGGGAATGCTTTCCCTATGCTTAAAAAACTCAAATCCGTCATTTGCGGATGCCTCCTGCTATTTTGTACTGCGGTCTCTCGAATTCCTTTTCATAACAACGAGTAAGGCAGTCTGGACCATCGTCGTGGTCGTTTCTTGCTACCCTGCTGTAAAGTGTTACATTGTTATAGAACGCGGGCCAACGTGTTGCCCAGTCGCAGGGCATTATAATCGTGTTATTTACCCCCGTTGCGTTGGTAAGTATTCGAGCTTCCTTATTTGCGAGTTGTGGCGACCACTTAAACCGTGCGAGCGTACCGCCAAGCTCTTTGTATATCCGTTCCACGTTCCGAGCATAGCCTTTACCGCCGTTATTGCTCTCTGCTTCGTCATATTGCACCTTAAAATCAAGCGAACGTTTCGCCGCTTCTTTCTCGGTAATTTCCATTTTCTCTTGTGTGAAATAAACGTCAAGCACATACAGCAGATTTTTCACCCTGCCGTATATAATCTTGCAAAGGTAATCGCCGCCCTCGTCTGCCGTATCGGTTTGGGCGCATATCTTATCAAAGCGTTCAGGCAGTTCGTGATGTTTATAGGTCTTGAACTCTCCATACACGCCGTCGATAAGGTCAACCGCTATATTCTTATAGTTCGCCGAGAATATGTTGGGCGATTGCGTACTCTCCAACGCACGATAACGGCTCAATGGCAAAATGCGCTCGTCGAGCATAGTGCCGTCCTTTCTCATTGCGTTTAGTGTAATCTGGCGTACTTTCAGCCCGATAGACTTGAAATGCGCCGCCGCGCGGTGTGCAAGGTCTTGCGTTGCCCACTGCGTCATTATGATAAGTATTTTCCGCTTACCTTCCAAACGGGAAAACATAGTATTTGTAAACCAATCCCATTGTTTCGCGAGTACGGTCGGGTTGTTCGCTTCCAGCGCGTTTTTGATAAGGTCGTCTATGACGAGAATATCCACGCCAAAGCCTGTTGCTGAGCCTGTCGGGGATGTCGCAAGGTAAGATTTTACCGAGCTTCCGTCCAACGACCAAATATTTTTCGCCGCGTCGCCCTTCTTAATTCGCGTATCGGGAAAGATGTCCGAGTAGACAATTTCGTATGGATTGAACTTTGCCGCCGAGATGGTATCACGTACAGACGAAGAAAAGTTTGTTGACAGGATTTCGTTGTACGAGCCTGTCATAATGCGAATTGTGGGATCTTTGCCCATCGCCCACTCGACGAACTTTCCCGCCGTTCGGCTCTTACCGAAACGCGGCGGTGCGTTGACGATCATAACGTCAGTATCGTCGTATAAAAAGTTTTGCAGTTGATTGCAAATATAAATCAGATACGGTCTATCGGGTAAGTAGAAATCGGGAGCGAGAACATTACAGTAATCCCAAAAGGAACGACGCGAGCGCTCAACGTTCGCAAAGAAACGCAACGCCTGTAAATCTTTTTCAGTTAGTTTCTTCCGTGTCATATTCCGTGGTATCGGCAATCTTGATATTCAAAGCGCCAAGGTCTCGCAGCTCTTCCATTGTGGCGTTCTGCAATGCCTTTGGAATTGTAATCGGTCTATCCACCGTACCCTCTACCTTGAACTTTTCTTGCGGTTTCTGCCCTGTCATTGTGGCGATAAACTCCGCCGCCTTGGTATCGCCCTCAACCGCTTTTCTCACCATAGCGTAGCAAGTTAGCGCGTTTATCGTCATTTGCTCATCCGCTATGCCCATTTCTTCCATCTGCTTGCGTAGTTTTTCGTCCGTGACGTCGAGCTGTAAGATATACTCGAACATATCTTTCATTTGCTTCTTCTTCCGCCGTGCCTTACCACTTGCTTCACCGCCTTTTTTGCCGTTTCTCGTGGCTTCGTCGTGGGTTAGATTGATTTTTCTCAGGTTTTCATTGTTCAAAACACTACCTCCTTAATATCAAAAAACCCGTGTTTTTACCCGTTAAAGCCACCGCGAAGCCTTGTCGAAGCCTACAATTTCGTGCAACATTTTCGACTGTTAAGCCGTTTTAAGACACCTTGAACCAGTCGCTCGTGTTGGTTATGGCGGTAGTTATTCGGGTATTCCATATTAAATTCGATACTTAAAGCCCTCTCGAACTCCTCCTCCGAAAACCCTATCGGTTTTCTGCATACCGCGTAAATATTGCTCCGTGTTTCTTCCCCGAACACCTCCACGTCTTCGTAATATTTTTCGCAAAGGGCTTTCAATCCGTCCTTGCTCACAAAGTGTTGCATGGTCCAGCACCCACTACGAAACGTTGCCGTGAAATTGTTTTCGTCAAGGAATTGAAGACTGCGAGACTTTCCGGCGTGCTTATGCAATCGCGCCATCATTTCGACGGAGCCAAGACTGCGCGTGCCGAGAATAAGTTGTCCGTCGGCGCTCGTCAATGCGTTGCACGTCAACATTACCAAATGCTCGAACTCTACGCTCACCACGCTGTTGATAACGCTATCGAGAACTACGACGTCGTAAAGACCGTTGAAACGTATATCCTGTTCTATCTTCCGTATCTGCTCTATAACGCCGCCTATGTCGATATTATCGTTCTTGCCTTTCAAATGCGGCTCGTAGGGAAGAATTCGGAATCCTTTGCCCGCAAGCATTTTCGCGTACTGGCATTCCCCTGCTCCGAAATCAATAATACGCATATCTTTCGTGATACACGGTATTACGTAATTCTCATAGGTGGACGAATGGTTCTCCGCCGCACGTTTCCCTTTCGCTTTATCCCCAGAGCCTTGCAGTCTGTGCATTTGACAGTACAACTGGTTATAGCTCTTGATGTTCAGCGAGTCGTAATTGTACGCACCGTAGGCATACGAAAGATATTCTTTCAAGCACTCTGCTTTCGCCTTGTCGATAACGTAAACGATCACGTCGATTTGCGCTTGCTTTGCCGCCACCGCATAATCGCTGTTGTCGATCACGTTCCCGTCGGTGTCGCAGATGATGCTTCCCCACTCTCCGTATTTCAAGATAAGCCGTCCGATTTCCGCTACGACGCTTCCGTTTGCGTTTTTCTCAAAGGAAAGTTTATCGTGGCTTACTATTCGGTAGCCCTGCGTATCGTCGCCGCAAAGGTCAACCCACGCCTTTGATTTGTTCGTTTCGATACTGTTATGGAAAAGGTTGAACTTGATTTCGTCCTGTACTTTGATACCGCTAATACGAACGGCGGGCGCGGTGTGGATACCGAGCGCGTGCATTGCTTTCGTCCGTTGGTGTCCTGCCGTCAGTACGCCGTTGTCGCCGTTGATAATAACGGGCTTGACGATACCGAACGTCAGTATGGACTGTTTCAACAGGTCGAAAGACTTGTCTTTTATTTTTCGGGGGTTGTAGTCCGCAGGCGTAAGGTCGTCCACAGGATATTCCAAAATGAATTCAGTTCTCATACCGCTTTGCTCCGTAATCGAGTAATTCACTCACAAATCCCAGCGCGTTCCCGTTCTTCTTCGTGTACGCCTTGAAAAACTCTTTAATGCGCGTATGCTCCGCGTCGGTCATAGCTACGTTCTTCCCACCAAAGGAAAGCTGTTTCACCATTGCGCCCGTG